CGCATGTCGTCTTTGGGGTCGGGATTGAAAATGACACCGAATTCCATGCCGTTAAGTTTGCCGGACTGGAACCGGATTCTCAGTTCCTGGCCTTCGATAAGATATTCATCCTTGAACTCCAGCCCGGTATCCTTGTAGCGGTAGTAGGTGACGGTCTCTTTCGTGCCGTTCTCGTCCTTCACCTCTTCGGTGCGGGTATGCACGTCGGATAATGTGCCCGTACGCCGGGGATAGACATTTTCAAATACGACAATATCCTCTATCGCCTCCTCTTCGGACATGTCGGGATACACATCAATGTAAGGCGTGTCCGCGGGAAGCATCAGTCTGCGCTGGACTACGCCGTTGACAACCGTCTGCTCGTCCACGGGACGGTAGTTTGCCGGGATATTCCGGGTAGAGCCGAACGCATAGATTCTGGTCGCATAAGTACCTTTGCTGTCGCTGCGGGTCATGGCTGACGCTTCAACCCCTAACTCGATTCTGACGGAATCACCATATTCATTTCGCCCAAAATGGATTATGTTATCCGTTATCCAGCAATCACAGTCCCATTTCTCCTTATCGGCCATGGAGAACAGGGCGTCAAGAAGGTTTATATTGTCGTACCTCATCGCAACGGCCTTGTTCTCCACTGTGGAATCTATGCTGAACTCAAACTCTTTTCCCTTGTACGTATATCCGAGTGCCTTCAGGTTGCGGAGGAATACGCCGAGCTGCACATCAAGGGGTGCAGTCAGAGACCATGAAGCCTCATGGCCGGCATGTTCGGGAGTGTACTTGAAAATCTTGTTCTTCCACTTCCAGTAATACGCATCCATGCGCAGCTCATAGTCATATCCCCCGGTAGAAGCGTTGAAGGCAGGTTTCTGCAAATCCACTATCTCATAGACCTTGGACAGCAGTCCACCCAGGGACTCGTCAAGCACTCCCGACAAATCCACGTAGTCGCCGAGCTTGAAATACACCGGGTCGGGAACACTGAACGGAAGGATGATATAGTCTTCCTTCATCAGGGTAAACCTGCCTTTAGCCCCAGCATTAATGGGGGTCGAAAATCTTGTCTTACCGAATATGTCTTTGATGTCTACCATAACGCATCCAAAGTTCGCAGATAAAAAAAAGAGTGCCCTATTTTGGACACTCATATACACGACAATAAATCCAATGTCGTGAATTAGGTTCTATTTGCCGGGTTCGGCTCGTTAAACTTGGCTGAAATTTTTCCGAAAGTCTGGTCTAAACTCTGTGCATAAGCAACGCTTTTCCCAAGATAAATCAGATGATAAATCTCATTACTGTTAGCCGGAACTTGAATATCAACCACACCTTTATACAATTCTTCAAAGAAAGCTTTTTTCTTTGCTTGATAGTCGGATTGGGAATTTCCTTCAATTGTAAAAGAAAGTGTTATTTCCCGTTCATCTATTTTGGGGTCATTGATTATCACACGTTTTCCATGTTCCAACCGGGACTTATTTTCTATAAATTCTTTCATGGGTGATGATGCCCCAAGTACATCAAGAAAGCCCTCTCCCATTCTTACCCCCCATGTTGTGTAGGCGTCTTGGGTATTTATCAATAAATCTGACATAGTTTATAATTTAGATGTATTGTTTTTCACTTCTGCCATATCTTTCTGAATTTGAATGATTGGTTTTACAATAGCTCCTGTATTTTCCGAAATCTGTACCAATTCAAGATAGGATTGTGCTATCAAATCTCGCGTATCATCAGCGATGTTCCTCGTTTCTGTATTCATGGAAAGGATAGCATCTGCTTTTACTGTCAATAGATTAAGTGATTGAGATTGAATAATATTCTGATTCTTTATCTCTTCTCCTGCAATCTGCAATGCTGTAAACCGCCCGTTCAACTCTTCGCCGGTATCTTGACTCATTGTCTGAAAGCCTTTGGATGAAGCTGACTGCGATGTTGATTCTTGCGAAATTTTATCATATCCGGTTGCTGCGGCAAGCTCATCACGAAGCTTCATGGCTTCATCCACATAACCCATGTACTCATCCATCAGCTCCTTACGCTCATTATTATCAAGCGTACCATCATCTTTCATGGCTTCACCGAATTTGTCATACCATGTTCTCAGTTTGTCACTAAACTGTTCACCGATGGCATTTGACAGCATTGCCTGCATGAAATATTTGGATATGTCATCAGCAACATCCTCAGCACTCTTCTCCATGTCCATCAGACTGCTTACAAAACTGTCATACATGGAATCGAATGACATTCCGGTCAACTCCTCCAGTTTGCCGGCCTGCTCAATATAATCATCAAGTTTATCGGTTACACGTTCACCATAACCACCTTTCCCGGCATTCTGCATCTTTGTCCATATATCAACATTACTACGGAGTTTTTCCATCTCTTCAGGTGTCAGCTCCCATAATGAAGAAGTTCCGGTAAAATTCTTGTTTATGTTCTGTTGAATCCATTTCAAGTCTTCGGCAGACCATCTCATGTAGTATTGCCAGCTCTTATGTGAATTATGGTAACCTGCCTGTTCACGGGCGATATTCAGATAATTGGAGTTCTGCTCTTTCTGGTATTCATAAGCACTTCTATACGTAGCTACGGATTTCGTTCCTTTGCTTGCCTTTATCTCATCTGTCAATGATTCGATAGAAGTCTGTAGCGTCTCGTTACGGTCGGCAAGACGATTAATGGAATCCTGTACCTCCTTTGCATTGCTTCCACTCCAATTAATTACCCCACCTAATGATGTGATACTTGTCAAAGCTCCTTTTATTGTTTGCAAACCACCAGTAACAATAGACATTGGTTTCATTAGGTCTATACTTCCAAGTCCATCCAACATCTCGCCAAACCCGGACATTGTTCCCTCCAACCATTCAGGTGTTTTTGTACCAAGCGTTTCCATGATACCGATAACTTGATTACCGGCATCGACATATTGACCTATCTCATCAACGCCATGATGTAAAACGGTAGTAGCTTCCGATATCGCTTTCTGTTTGTTGTTTTTTGCGCTTTCAAGAGTAGCCTTTGCATTCTTCTTTTCTTCGTCTGTACCTTCTTTGAGCGTTTTGTTATACGCTTCCTGCGCTTCACGTTGAGCATCAGTGGCATCTTTAAGGGATTTAAAGGAAACAGACATAGCTTCAAAAGGATTGCGTTCTGAAACCTTATCATCAATCCTTTCGATAGCATCTACCAGTTCTTTAAGGTTTTCAGGAGATAAATCCTTTTGAGATGATATAAAGTCTTTAAGGTTAACTTTCAACTTTTTCAAAGTATCAGTAGAAACCTTGTCAAGATTACCAAAGACTTGTTCCCAATTCATATTTTTCTTGAATTGTTCAGCATCAAGTTTGAATATATCTTCATTCTTGACTTCTGTACGCTTCTCAACGCTTCGGTCTATTTTGGCTATTTCACTGGCATCACCTTTGGCTTCCGCTTTCTTACGGGCTTCCTGCAATACAGCAATATCATCGTTAAACTTTTTTTCAATGGCAAGACGTTCATCCGTATAAGACAAATATTGCTCTGTCAAATCCTTGTATGCTTTTTCATTATTGGCAATGGCAGCCTTGTAAAGTTCATCAAAATGCTTCCGTTCGTTATCGGAAAGTTCAATACCGGTAGCATCAAAAGACTTGCCTTTCTTCTTCGGATTAGCTTCCCATGCAGCGCGAGCATCCTCAACTTTCTTCCGCAAAGCATCTTTTTTTTGTCGGTCAATAGCCTGCATCTCCTTTTCAAAGTTGAGTTCCATTTCAGCGATAGTCTTGGCAGAACCTTCATCCATAGCTTTGATTCGGGCTTCATCAACTTCCATCTGCAAATCTTCGGCAGAACGTTGCTGTTCTAATGATTGCTTATCAAGGAGGGCATTATATTTATCAGTCTGCTTACGAAGTTTCTCGGTTTGATTATCTTGTTTGGTTAATGAACTTCCGGTAATACCGCCCAAATTTTTATAGGCTTTTTCTGTTGTTTCTACTCGTTTCTTAGCTTCTTCATACTGCTTTGAAGTAAACTTGGATTTATCCTTTTCTATTTCAGAAAGTTTCTTCTTAGCATCATCCCAGTCTTTCTTCGCTTTCTCATAATCCTGCTTGTAGGTAGTAGGGGATTTCTTTTTAGCCAACGCTCCATTAATTGAAGAAATAACGCTTTCTAAATCTCCACCTTTAACCATCATCCCGTTTACAACAAAACCATTGCGTTTGGATGCAGACGATTGAGCAAGTTTCAATTCCGCTTCAAGCTTCTCCTTAGAATAGTTTTTAAGATTGGATTTGTAAGCGGAAATATTATCATCCAACATGTCTTTCTGATACTTTTTTAAAAGTTCAGAGTTTTTCTCCATTTGCTCACGCACCTGTACGTATGACTGATTACCAGAAAACATTTTCCATATTTCTGCATCGGAATCAGACATATTCTTCCGTAAATCGGGATTATCAAATAGCTGCAAATATCTCCGTTGGTTAGCAATCGTTTGGTTTAGAGCATTATAATCATCTCTCCTGCCTTGAACAGAACGCCTTGAATCTTCTTCGTTTATTTTTTGCTTCAACTTTAAGATATTCTCCAACTTTAGCTTTTCAATATCGTATTGTTCGAAAATTTTAGGGTATTCTTTACGAAGTTCTTCTAATGATTTTTGCCGAGTAAGAGTAGCCAAACTCTCATCACGAGCAGCTGTCAATAATTCTTCGATTTTCAGCTTGTGTTCCTGTTCTTTTTTAAATGCAGCATCTTTAATGCCGTTATATTCTTTTTGAGCACGGGCGGCAGCAGTTGTACTGTCAGACATTGCCCACATTGTAGTAGCAAGCCCACCGATAACGACAGTTAAAGCTACATAAGGATTGGTAAGCATTGCAGCGTTTAAAGCTAACTGCGCTTTTCGTGCCAATAAACGGGCATTGGTAAGTCCAATCTCCACAAGAGTATGTTTACTTTCGGCAGCAGTAACAAGCATCACTGCGGTCCGGTATGTACCATAAGTAACCACTAATCCAGCCAAGACCTTACCTACTGTTTCATAATTCTGAATCAACGAAGTTGTCATTTGAATACCGTCCATGATAACACTTTCCGACTTAGTTCCCAATTCGTTAAACACGGAATCCAAAGCATCCTGCATCATAGACAACTGACCATTGATAGTCTTTGAAGCATTCTCAGACATATTATAGAACTTACCACCTGCGGAAGTTGCATCAATGAATGCCTGTTGAACCATTTCAGCGGAAACAGCACCTTTGGACATTTCATCTTTCAAAGTTGCGATAGATTTTCCGGTCTTTTCGGAGATAATCTGTAACGGGTTGAATCCAGCGTTTATCATTTGATTCAAATCCTGCCCCATAAGTTTACCCGCTGCTGACATCTGTGAAAATGCCAAAGTCAGCGAATTGAACTTACTGGATTCCCCCATAGAAATATCACTAATGGCTTTCAAGTATTTGATAGTGTCTTCTGCTTGTATGTTAAATCCAAGCATCATCTTTTCTGCTCCAACCATATCTGACATAGTAAGTGGAGAAATCTTAGCCAGCTCCTTGATTTGCGGAATCAGTTGTCCTGCCACATCCTTTCCAACCATAGTCTCAATAGCAGTCTGCATGGATTGAAATTCTCCACGAACACGAATCATTTCAGAACCTAATGCCTTTAATACTCCAGCACCACCAATAACCGCCAATGCTTTCTTCCAAGAAATAGCGATACCGTTGTTACTTTCTACGATTTCCTTAGCATTATCATTGTAAAGGGCGTATTCATCCCGAAGTTTCTTTACGGAAAGACGCGCTTCGGCTTGTTGTTGGGTTAATCCAAATAAAGCCGCCTTTTCTTCATCAAGAGCTTTGCGGGCAGCATTGTATTCTTCTAATTTGCCATTTGCTGATAACGGATTCCTTTTCAATGCTATACGATAAGCATCTCCAAGACGTTTTACATCTGCTTCAATATCCTTAACTACCGCTTTTTGAGCAAGAATCTTCTCTGTGAATCCATTCACGACCTGAGAAGCATCGAAGATTTTCCTTTTGAATCCCGTTTCCATCTCTGCTCCAGCTTTGGCTGCATTAGTCACCAACTCATCCAATCTTTGGTTGGATGCAGCAAGTTGGGCATTCAAAGCCTTGAAAGCAGCAGGAGACTGCGTGCCATCCATGCTCATTAACTCCTGCTTTAATTTTGCAATTTCATTACGAAGTCTTACAACTTCTTCCCAGTCACTACCTACCTTAAAATATAATTTCGCCATATCTATTTCTTTTTCCTACGATTAGCCAATTCCTTACCACTGATTCTATTCACCTTCTGACCACCATATACTGCGTGTAATTTATCCCGTTGCATCATCAGCAAATTCCGATAAGGGATAACCTCAAACACTTCTGTATAACTCAGATGCAGCGTGTCAATCAAATGGGCTATCTGCCCGAAGAACGTTGTGTTTCCTACTGTTTCGGTTTTGCTGCCAGCATCGACACGTTCCTCATCGAGCTGACACACTGAAAAGCCGAAATATCCATCATAGAGAAACAGACTTTCAAGGCATCTTTGATTTCTTCAAAAGTGCCGTTCTCCAAATTATCAGCCAGTTCCTCACTGCCACAGATGAAACAAGAAATGCCTTTCAGCATATCTCCAGTAATTTCAGGAAGTTCTTTAATAGCTTCCATGACATTATCTCCAGTCATGCCGATATTGGAAAAATGATGAATGGCACGACAGATAATTTTAATTGTAGGAGGTTTAATGGTATAAACCATCCCTCCTATCTCCACATTCATGAAATCCAGCCCTAACAAAGCATCAGAAACCGTTTTTGCTGCTTGATTCATATTCTTAAACTAAAAGGGGGAATGGTATATATCCATCCCCCGGTTATCACTCTTGTACTTTTACCAATGTTATCTCTTTTTTAAGAGTGGTATCAACTTCAGAAGGAGTGGTTTTAATATCTCCTGACTGAGTGACGTACCCCACTTTCGACACTTCATAGTGAACGGTAGCTCCAGCATTCACCTGCTTTGACTTGACCGTTACACCGTCCAGCTTTACGGTCGCATCGGAAGGAGTAGGTACAATGGTTACTGTAGTTCATGCCTGCAAAGCTTTAATCTGCCCTTCTTCATAGTTATACTCAGAAGAAACACCTTCGATTCCCGGTTCCTGCACCAAGCCTTTTACAGCGATTGCAATTGCCTTATCCGTATTGGCTTCACGGGAAACAATACGGCATTTTGGGAAGATGAACCATACATCATCATCGGTCAGACAGAACAATGCTTTGTTGATAATAACTTTATCCAAAGCACGCTTCCAACCTACATCTTTAGATGTTGCCTGAATAACATCGCCACCCATGAACGCTTTCTTGGTCTTCCAGTCATATTGTCCGATAGAGAAAGCGGGCGATACTTCTCCCGGCACATCATCGTAACGGTAATTCTTTCCCGTTAATTGGTTCTTGTACCCAGTGACGGAGGCTTCCGTCTCCTCAATCTGCCACGTTTCCCCATGTACGTTCAAAACCTCATCTTTCGCTTTGATGGCGGCTTGAATCAAAGTCTTTGCGATTTCGGGGGTAATGTCTGCCGTTACCTTATCAATATCGGCAAACAAGATTCTTTTTATTCCTACTGCTGAAATCATAATCTTATAGTTTTACATTTATTACTTCAAATAAAATTCTCACATTCACGTAATGGCATTTCAAAGCTGTATCCGCTTCCGTGCCAATTGATTCGATAGAGTAACGATAGGTTGTACCGTCATAGGTGCTTACTACATCATCAAGCAGCTTGCCAGCCTTTCTTTCGAGTTCGTTAAGCCGGATTGTGTTCGCTTCATTCTCGCTTAAATTGGGTACACATAGATTCACTTCTGCGAAAGATTTCTTCCAATACTTTCCCGGCTGTTGTTTCTTCGTGTGGATAACGATTCTTTCGGACTTCAATTCACCCGTCAGCGTTTCACCATCAGGCACTATATCTATTCCGAAAGCCTTGCAGTCCCGATAGAGGATGTTTCCTATGTCGGTGGTTACTATCATTCAAATTCTTCTTTTAATCGTTTCTCCGCATATAAAGCGGCACTACTTAAAACATCAAATCCCTTAGATTCCACGAATGAAGCGTATTCCGCTTCGTTTTTCAGCGTCAAACCGTCTTTATCGACATCGTAATCATTGGACGTTCTCAAAGTGAGTGTATGGTCTTGATAATCCCCATGTTCCTCTGCGTACTTCACGGCTTCATCGCCTACATCAATCATCTTCTTTTCGACCTCCCATTCTCCTTCATCGAAAAAGGAGTCGACATCTGAAAAATCGAAATCTACATCCATAATTCCGAGTAGTTAAAGTAGTTTGTACTCTTCACTGTATAAACTTCGCCTTGACCTCTTACGCCATCACCATCCATGCAACGTACTTCATCGCCAGCCTTGACAGTAATTCTTTTCTCGCATACCACATGATAATTCGGACGATACACAGAGCCGTTATCAGATGAAAACTCTTTGGTAGTGTTATCATCACAACGGCACTTGCATACTTCCTGCCAGCTTTCACCACCTGTTCCGGGAATAGGTCTGCCAAACTCATCCTTATCCATCGGGGTGATAACTTTTACCTGCAATATGTGTGGAGCGAATATCATAAGAAAGTCACTTTAGGTTTGTTACCCAGTTCGTCTTTCAAACCGTACTGTTTACACAGCCATGAGTACAATTTCATTAGGCTATCAACATGATTAGACCAAGACACAGAAAATCCGCTTTCGCTGACCGAAGATGGATTTTGTATCATCCACGGAATTTGCTTGGCACAAGCGACCTCTAATCTTGCCCTATTTTCCTCGGCAAAAGGTTCTTCGCCATCCAATCCCGTTCTTGAAAGTATATTTTCAACTACAAGATTAGACGGGGTATTCTTATCAAATACGCTTAATACAAACTCCTTGTTACTCATGACTGTTATCATTCAATATGGTGTAATCAGTTTACAATATGCAGTATAGCTATAATGCGTGCAATACTTTGATTTATAGATGTATCTGAACGGGCATTTGGGAACATTAATTCGTATCCCTTGAATAGCCGCTTCCTCTTTTATCGAACACATCATAGCCGGGTTATTTGCAACCAAGAATATAGTCTGTGGCATGGTTAGTACAACACAATCAGCCAGAGCCGTTTCCAAAGTGATAGACTGAATATCCGGCAAACCGGCATTAACCGATGGATTCACATATTCACACTTGGGAGATTCCACACTTGATGCCTGCACGCTCAACGAAACCAAAGACATCATCAAAAAACCACACATGGCAAAAATAAAATTCTTCATTTCTTTTCTGATTTATAAAATTAGGCAATGGAAGGGTAGAAGCACTACCCTATCCTTTTACTCGATACCTAATGCTTCTTTCAGTTTGGCTGTTGATTCTTCATCCAGTTCTGCAACCTTAGCCAAAAGAGTTTCCTCTTTCATATTGCCGGAAGCCTGCGCACCGATAGACTTCAAAGCGTCAACCAAAGCCTTCTTCTCAAACTTCTTTCTCAAAGAGGGAGATTTTCACCTCCTTCTTTTCTTCAGG